CTTCATGCTCCAATTCTACTTGTCCCGTCGTTTCATATGTCATCCCACCACCAAAAGCATAATAAACACTCATCGCCATAACGGTTCCGACTAATACCGTATACGTTCCGGTTCCAGGCATACCGTAATTAATCCAGGATTCACCATTGTTGTATACAAAAAAATCGCAAAATACTCTATTGTTCGATGGGGATTGTATTTCTACGGTGCAAGTTCCCCCCGTGCTGCCGCCCTCATGTGTACCAGTCACGCCAAAGATGCTCACACCCTTTGCGATGTTCGCGGCGGTCAGGTTGCTGTCACCCTTGATGGTCTGCGTACCAGTCAGATAAAGCCCGGACGCAATGGTCTTGTCGGATGTACCCGGCGTAATGGTCTGCGCAGCCTGTCGCGCAACGCCGCTACCAACGTATGTGCTGCTGATCGCGCCTACGGACACGGAAGACAGCCCATCATACCCAGTGTCAGGCCTAACGGTTTGCGCTGTTTCAGAGGGCGTTACGCTTTTTGTTTGCAGCGTAGGAGAAGCGCTTCCGCTATTTGTGCCCGTGATTTTCAGACCGTTGGCAGAAGTAAAGGTTTTTCCCGCCGCAACATCTGCTGCCGTGGCGTTGCCAAGCGTTGAGCCGACGATGTCAAGATAGACCATGACATTCTCTTCCAGGATTAAACGCCCGCCTTGCGCACAAAATCCATTTCTCAGCGCCCCTTTTGCACTGTTCCATGTTGCGTTATCTACATCGAGCGACGCAGTTTCATTGATTACTTCGATTGCGCCCGTGATTTTTTCGCCGTTCACGTATGCGGTTTTGCCCTGTTCGATGTCATTCGCCGTTGCGGTCGCATCCGATGTGTCGATGCCGCCCGAACCAGCTTCGGGCAGGGCGTTAATACCATCCAGCAGGGCTTGAATTTTGACTTTGTTATCAGTTAATGCCATGCGTTACACCTCCCAAGCAATATCTGCGCCCTTGGAAAATGCGCCAGTTTCGGGCAGAAGAAACGCCCCGGTAAACTTTTCATACAGTCCCACCGCACCGTCAGTCTTGCGGTAGCAGGGGATGTATTCCCGGACAACCTCATGACCTCGTGAGCATCTCGCACTGTAAAGCTTGTATTCTCTCTTTGATGTTACCACGCCTGAAGACGCAGAATTGTAACCAAATATAGCAACAGGCGCGGATTGCTGCATTAATGTACCGCTAATGCTGCTAGCTGCTTTCCGCGTTCCATCTTCTTGATATACACAAGCGAAACGGCTGTTTACGAAGTTCGTTTGAAGCCTATATTTAGTATTGACCGTGAGGGCACACGAAACCGAATTGCCCGAATTGAATCCATAATAGCAGGAGTTTGTCGATAGGGGATACATGCAATAAAAGCGCGTAGCGTCGCTGTTCTCGCGCGACCCCATCGGGGTTCTGTCTTGCATTGCCGGGAACGATGCGATTATCTCCAGACCGCAACTGTTATCCGCAAAAAAATCCGTGATAATATACGGATAGGTTTCTGTCTCTGCCGATTCAATGTATTCCACACGCTGATACAGCGTTTTGTAATTCGGCTCCGTACTGCCCCCGCCGCCAGCTGCTTTGCCTTCCAGCGCCGCTATAGCCCGGTCAAGCAGCGCGGACTGGTCAAGCACTTCATCAATGATGCGGTCAAGTTCTGTTCTGATACTCATAGCGCACCTCCTTATCAGATCGCTGCGAGTGCTTCCTCGATATCATCCGTCAAGCTGATCGTGCCGCCCGTGGTGTAGCCAGCAGGAACGGTCACAGAGGTCTGCGTCAGGCCGTCCATCGTAGCGGTCACGCTGCCGTTGTTCGGCATAGCGCCCTCCAACTTTTCGCCGTCCACATAAGCGGTCTTGCCGTCCAGAATATCAGCCGCAGCGGCAGTCGCGTCCGTGGTGGTGATGTACTCCGCAGGGATTGCCGCAACGGTCACTTGACTCAGCACCTTGCCCGTGCTGGGTTTGATGGTCTGGCTGGACTTGGTGGGCGTGGCGGTCTTCGTTTCAACGCTGACGGTCACCTTGCCGCTTCCGTTGTGATAGCCCTTGGGTACGGTGTAGCTGGTGGTTGTGGTATCCAGCGTCTTTGTCACCGCGCCGTTGTTCTGCATAGAGCCAGTGATGGTATCGCCGTTCGCGTCCACAATGATCTTGTTCGCCAGCACGTCAGCAGCGCCAGCGGTCACGCTGGAAGTGTCGTTGTAGTTGGCAGGAATCGCAGCCACGGTGACGCCGGACAGACCGTAATAACCGCTGTCAGGCGTTACGTTCTGCTGGGATTTAGTGGGCGTGACAGACTTTTCCTGCAGGGTATAGTTACCGCCGCCGGAAACGCCGGACACAACGCCAGAGCCGTTATGGTAGCCCTTGGGAATGGTATATGTACTACCTTCCTGCACCTGTGCATTGACCGCGCCCTTGTTTTCAATGCCCTCAATAGCGGTTGCCAGTGCATCCAGCTTGGCAGTGGAAGTGGCAAGGCCAAGGTCGACCATCTTCGTGCGGATGGTGTTACGGGCGTTTTGCAGTCTGGTAATTTCAGTAGATGTGCTCATTTTGTATTCCTCCTCATCAGATGGTCGCAAGCAATGCGTTAATATTGCCAACCGTCGTATTCACGGCGGCGGAAGTCACAGGCAGCGAGTTGTCCTCTTCGACAACGTCAGCGGTATTAACAGACAAGATGCCGTTTGCAAGCGTCAATGTTTCATCCGTTTCAAAGTAGAAGCCTCCTCCTCCGCCTCCACCCGCTGCAGCCTCTGCGCGCTTCGCAGCCAATTCCGCGCGGCGGGCCGCGTCGTTGACCTGTTCAATCACGCCCAGCTGCGGATCGGTGGGCGCCTCTCCCAGGGTGTCAATGCCCTGAGTGACTGTGCCGTAAAAGACCAGGGTATTGGCAATGCCGTCGTCGCGCGTGAGCGTAATCATGCACTTGCACATGCCGCTCTTTTGGGTATCGGCCAGCAGCAGCGGGATATGCACCACCGTGCCGTCCATTTCAAAGGCGTGGGCGTACTTTTCCCCGTCCGCGCGCTCAAAGGCGACGGAGGGCATAGCGCCCGGCCATTTGTCAAGGTACGCGCTTACATCGTATATCAGATGCACGGCGCGCTGCTCCGCGCCCTGCGACCACACCTGGGTGCGGTTGGCCGAAAGCGGGATGATTTTAATCGGTTGCATTGCATCTCCCTCCTTATTTGTAGGTTACTGTCAGCAGCGGCTCAAAGCCCGAGCCCTTGCCGTAAAACTGCGTGTAGGCCGGCGAGTAGTTGCCAGAGTAGCTCCTGGTCGGCTCGCGCAGGGCGATGGCATAGCCCGATTTGACGGCGTTCATCAATTGCGTCACGTCATACGTCATTTCGCTTTCGCGGCTGATCGAAGCGCCGGGGTAGTTATTGGTCGATTGCGTAAAGGACGGCGTGAGCGTTGAGGTATAGTTACTTTCCGTCAGGGGCGTATAACCCAGGTATACCGGCACGGCGTTGGAGAAGCCGCCCGTCGCGCGGCGCAGCGTCAGCGTGGCGGAGAGGATGGTTTTGCCCGCCAGCTCGGCCGTAGCATCCGCAAACCACATCGCGCCCGTGCGCCAGTTGAGGCCGCCCGTCGCATAGCCGCCGTAATGGCCCTGACCAAACTGCGCGCTCTGGTCGTCGCGCAGGCGCGATACGCCATACAGGTACGTGCAGTGCTTGCTGATGGCAAAGGTCTTGGTGATTTCAGTGGGCGCGACGTATTCCATGCCGCCGTCCGTTGGCGTGACGGCGTCCGCGCCATAGACCGTACTCAGCCATGCGGAGACGGGCAGGGTATTTCCTCGGGGACATCTGCCCAGCACGGCGAAATGACAGCCGGACGAACCCAATATGCCATAGCCCAGGTTGGCGTTTGTGCTGTAATCGCCTCCCTGCAGACCGCCGATGCAGTCGTTGACCGTGCCCGACGCGCCCATGTAAAACAGCACGCCGTAGTCGCGGGTGTATTCCACGCAGCAGTTGCTCATGTCCAGCACGCCGCCGATCATCTCAACGCCTGTTGCGGTGCCGCTTTGGGCGCTGGCACGCTGCCGATAGCCCGAAATCTGCAGGCTGTTGAGCTCCAGCATCCCAACGTTCCGGGCGGAAATCACGTTACGCGCGTCGCGGGGATAGATCTTGGCCTGTCCCAGCGCCGAGGACGCGATGCGCACGTTATCGCACTGCTCGATGGTGATGCCGCCGTTGATCGTCACGCCTTGATAGAGGCTAATGCCCAGCTGCGCGCCCTTGAAGCCGCGAATGACGATGTCCTCCTGGTACGTTCCTGCAGGCACGAACAGTTCAGTATAGCCCGTCAGCCACTTGGGCGCAGCGTCAAGCGAGGCCTGGATGCTGCCCTTCCAGGGGATTGTGGAGGAAAGGTTTTTGAGTACGGCATTCGGAGCGAAAAACTCCTCTGTCACGACGACGCGGGGCGCGTTTACGCCCGTTTCGTCGATATGTGCACGCAGTACGTCGTCGACAACAAACGCAATCGCGCCAGTCGTCTTGACATGCATGCCGGATACGTCGATGCGAACGGCTGTATTTTCAAAGGTTTCGATGGCGTCTATAGAGGCGTCGACGTCAGATTGCGTTACTTTGTCTGCTACTGCAGCCGTAATGCTGTCTGCCGTCTGTGTTAGTGTTGTATACTGTCGCAGCTTTGTGTCTGTTGCACTGTTTGCATTTGCCTCAGCAGTGTTCGCATATCCCTGCGCCTGCGTTTTCGTTGCATACGTTGCCGATACGGTGCTGGTAATGGAATTGGCCTTTTGCTCTATCGCACTGTTCATCTGAGTCGTTGTCGAATAGCTCTTCAACTTCTCGTCAGTGCTGGCATTGGCAGACGCAATTGCATCTGACTTGGCATTATTCGCCTTGGTCGTTGCATCAGTGCTCGCAGTCGTAATCGCGTCGCTTTTCGCAGTAGTCGCATATCCCTGCGCCTGCGTTTTCGTTGCATACGTCGCCGATACGGTGCTGGTAATGGAATTGGCCTTTTGCTCAATCGCACTGTTCATCTGAGTCGTTGTCGAATAATCCTTGAGCTTCTCGTCAATATTCTCATTAACAGACTCTATAGACTTGTCAATATCATCTTGTGTGGCCTTTTCATCCACCGCTTCAACCAGCAGCCGGATTGCTGTATTTGACGTTAGGTTCAGCGATTCGCCAACGTCGCTTGCCAGCTCATTCGCTGTGATACTGTGCGCCTTAATATGGCTTGCATTGATGGCGTAAGCTGCGATTTCGTTACCCGTAATCGTTCCAGAGAGGATCTCATTGGCCGTAATAGTCCGGGCGGCAAGCTGCGCGGCAGTAATGGATTTGGCCACAATAACCGTGCCATTGATATACTTCTTGTATTGTTCCTGCGTCAGCTGCGCAGCAGTCAACCCGTCGCTTGTGGCATTAATGTGATATATCAGCCCGTCTTCGCCCACAATCAGCAGACGTTCGACTGAAAGCGTCCCTGTTTTAATCAGGTCCGCGCTCAATTCCACAATCTTGGCTGACGTAATGCTGCCGTCTGCAATCTGCGCTGTTCCGATCGCTCCCTGCGCAATCAACGCCTGCGTAATCGCTCCCAGCGCGATCTTTGCCGTCTCAATCGCCGCATTTTTTATTTGTGCAGCTCCTATGGCAGCATTCGCAATTATGCCGCTATCCGCCGTAATGGTTCCCGCTTTAATTTTGTCCGCGGTTACCGCCCCGGCCGCCAGCTTTTCCGTTGTAATGGATCCTGCCTCGATCAAACCGGCGCCCAGTACGCCTGCGGCAATCTTGTCCGCGGTTACCGCCCCGGCCGCCAGCTTTTCCGTTGTGATAGATCCTGCCTCAATCAAATCCGAGCTCAATACGCCTGCGGCAATCTTGTCCGCGGTTACCGCCCCGGCAGCCAGCTTTTCCGTTGTAATGGATCCTGCCTCAATCAAACCCGCATTCAGTACGCCGGCGGCAATCTTGTCCGCAGTCACCGCGCCCGCCTGCAGGTTTCCTGTGGCGATGGTTCCCGCTGCGATTTTGTCGCCCGTGATTGTTTCCGCCGCAATGTTTTTGGCCAGAATCGTCGCGTCGGCAATATTCCCGCCCGTCACCGCGCCTTGAGCAATCACAGGCCCTGTCACCGTCTGCGCCATAAGCTTAACGGCACTGATCGTACCATTGGCCAGATTTTTCGCCGTCCATTGAATCGACCCAAGCGACGTCTGCGCATTGCCAAATCCAAGGCTCCTGTACGTCTTTGTCAGCACATCAAACACATAGCTCGTAACCTTAACCTTGTAGCTCATGCGATGACGTGGGTCGCGCAGCAGCACCGTATCGCCCAAAAAAACAACGCTCACAGGCCCTTTGCCTGCAGCGTTTGTTCGACTCAGATCCACATATTCCGCCCGTGCGGAAATCTTCGGGCGGTCAACGCCTGTTTCAAAATACTCAGCTGCGCGCTCGCGCATGGCAGCATGCAGCGCATCCAGCGTCTTGTACGTGTCGCCGATCTTGAGGTCTCTCAGATCCAGCTCCCGTATTCCTCGCGGCCTGTCCCATGCCATAAAGCGGGGACTGTCTACGTACACCTCAGGCAGCTGCACGCTGTTATTGTCCTTGTCATAAGCAATGGGGATAACGCGCGTACACACCTCATCCTCATCAATGTTGATTTCCATCGACACAGCGTTTTTCCCGTATTCGATCGTAGCCCCGCGATCGTGGCCGATGGCCTTTGCGTAGTATATGTCAAAGTTATCGCGCAGTACCTCGCCGCCGATCAGCGACGTCAGTCCTGTATCAGCGCCCATTAACGCGCTCATCGGGTCTGTCCGCCCGACTGACCCTGTGTACGTCCACGGTACGTCTGAAAACACATTGAAAGCATGCGGTTGTACACAGCCGTCAAATATCGCCTGCGCCAGCGCAGCGCCCGTAGCATTCTCCGACTTGATTTCAGGAACATAATTGTCTTTTTGCAAATCGCTCGTGATGTGCCTTGCAAAGAGCGTGACGCCGTTTGTTCCCGGCGTCACGCCCTTGATCCTGAAAAGCTGATCGCGCGTCTGGCGCGAAGCGATTGTCTGAGCGGGCGTACCTTCAGAGCCCTCGCTGCGCACAAATTCGCCGTCACCGTTGAGGATATAGCCCGTCGTCCCATCCATCGTTTCCGCACGGTGGAAGTAACTGGACACCTGCTCAAAATACACGTATTCCGTGCCTGCATGCAGGCGCTTGAGCGCATAATCATAGTTCCACGAGGGCTTGCTGTAAATATAGGTAAACGTTCTTTCTTTGCTGGTGGTTACATTGACACGGTAAATTGTCCTGTTTACCGTGGGCGCGCTGCCGGCTATCTCCATGTAGGGCGTTTCCCGGACGTTGGCAGGCAGGCGCAGGATCATATCCTCGCGTACCATTTCCATTCCCTCAAAGCTTGCCAGCTCCACGTCCGCCGTATACGCGCCGTTGATCTCCTCCATCAGGTCACAGCGCACGCAGTACGGGCTCAAATCCATAAGCCCGTTACCCGCGAAATTTTGCGTTTTGGCAGGGAATAGCGTAATCAAGGCATTCTCCCTCCCCTTATCTTACAGCGGCCACTGGACGTAAATTTCCGCGCCCGTAAGGCCGCCGCCCAGTACAATGCTATTGTTACCAGGGTCCAGATACGGCCACTCTCCGCTCATCTGCGAAGACACAACCGTGGAGCCTATATACGCCTCACGGCTTGTTCCGTCCACCTCCGTACCGTCCGTAAAGCTTTCAAAGCTCACCTCGCGCCCATTAATAGAAACATACGCCTCCCCGCCCCCGCGCAATACAAGGCGCGCAGGCGTTTTTATCCCCGTCTGGTTTACAATAAGGCCGCTGCCGGAAAAGCTGTAGCGCGTCGCTTCGTCCTGCGTTTGGTACGGACTGAGCGTAACGGGTACAATGGCCGTATAGCCGCTGTTGTCGCGTAAAGGCGTCAGCTGATACCCTTCGCTGATGATCGCATCATAGCTGTACGCGCTGCCTTCCTGCGTTTTCAGCCGACCCGCGCCGCTGAGCCACCGGCGCACATAATGTACGTCTGCGTCCGGCCTCACCCAGATCTGCAGCATCGTTTCATTTACATCCGCAGCGCCCTCATCCGCAAACAACTGTCCGTTGCGGCCGGGCACGGTGATATATTCTCCCCGCGTGCGCGGCTTGAAAAGCCCCACAGGCTCCTGCAGCGTTACGCCGGCATACGTGCAGGCAACGCCGTTAAAGCTGAAGTAATTCATTTGCGCCTTCCTTTCCTTTTAAATGCGTCAGCGCTGACGCATTTGAGTTTTTCTTAACTTCGCAGGATGTACTGTCCCAGCTGCTGTGCCAGCCTTTGCGAATCGCGCGCCGACACGCCGCCGGAATACTGCACCTGCACGCTGACGGGCGTCTTCCCGCCCCCGGCGCCCATTGAAGCGCCGCCTGTGCCGCCTGTGCTCTGAACGCTTGCGCTGTTGCCATAGGCGCGCATAGCGCTTTCATACGCGCCTATCTGGCTGCGTATTCCCGCTACATAGGCCGCCATCATGCGCTGGCCATAGGTGAACATAGCGCCCTCATTCCCAGAAAAAGCTTTCAGGTGCGCGCCGATCGCCGCCCTGAGCGCCGAGCTTCCGGTCTGTAATCCTTCCACCTCGCCCTGCGTCCAGTAGCCCATCATTTCCCTGGCTTCGCGCGAGGGCGAGTTGATCCCAAGCGCCGCGCATGCCGCATCGATGATACCCTTGCAATGCGCTATGACCGCCGCATTGACCTCCGCCTGACTGCCCTCGATGCCCTCGATCTCGCCCATGGCCCATTGCTGGCCAATGGTTTTTGCATCATCCGTCAGGTCTACCATCGTCAGCAGCGCAGCCATATCCTCGCTCAGTAGCGCAGGATCCAGACTGTCCAAAAGCCCCGATTGCACCTGTGCATAGAATGATTCCATAATGCCGGATACGTCCGTTTCGCCAAGCATGCCGGCCATCCTTTCGTAGGCGTCGGTCAGTGCGTTGTCCAGCTGCTGCATAGACGGCAGGTCACCGTACGCACCTGCTTCTCCTGTCAGACGCTCCGCCAGCGCATCGACAGCAGCATCCCAATCACCCTCATATTCTTCATCACTGTGAAGCAGTCTGACCGCTTCCTGGATTGCAGCCTCAAGCTCAGAGATCTGCCTGAGCGTCTCCATCTGCTTAGGGTACTGCTTAGACAAACCCTGCACGATTTCATCTACACTCTGGGCGTAGGCTTCGTTAATGGCTGCCTGGTTCGCCGCATATTCCTCTTCCAGCGCCCTCAGCTCCGCCGACGCCTTTTGATATTCCGCCTCATCGCCGCTCTTGTCAGAAGCAATGACAGCGCTTCTGGCGGCCTCAAAACGCGGCCTGAATATTTCTTCGTTGCGATACTCCTCAGCGCTGCGCTTACTGGCGGCGTATACCGCAGCCAGCGCAGCGTCCTGCGCCGTACCCTCTCCGCGCCGCGTCTTAATCCACGCCAGCTCAGCCGCCTGCGCAGCCTGATTGGTAGCGCCCAGGATCTCTTGACCCAACGCTATAACGCGCTCTTTCAGCACTTCCAGCTGAGCGATCTCCTCCTCTGCAGGCGCGCGGCTCATCTGCGCCAGCTGCAGCGCATAGTTTTGATATGCTTTGGCCGCTATATCCAGCTCGTTTGCAAGCCCCTGCGTCTTTTCATCAGCCGCCGCCCGGCCTGCGTCTATCGCCTCGCCTACCCAGTCCGCCATATCCTGCTTAAACTGCTTGTATTCAGCGCTTGTAAGATAATGCTCGCGTCCGGCGCCCAGGTTGTCCGAGAACGCCTCGTACAGGTTCGCGCCTTCCAGCTCAAAGTTCACCAGATTTCTGGCATGCACCGTCAGCGGCTCAAGCTCTTCAAGCGCCGCTTTCGCCGCTGCGCTGACGCTCGCTTCGTCAATATCTATTTTCCCGACCGCCGCCTGCAGCTTGTCAATCCCCAGCGTCCTTTCGCTGAGCTTGTTGACAGCGGTGATCAGCGCCGCAATGGCAGCCGCCCCGCCTGCAACGGCAAGCGTTATGCCGCCTCCGCCCGAAAACAGCGCTTTGGCCGCCGTCATCGCAGGTTTAAGCGACTTGTATGCGCTGGCCAGTTTCCCGACCGCCGTCGCCGCCGGTCCGATCGCCGCTACAACGCCGCCCCACAGCACAAGGCTGCGCACCTGCTCGTCGCTGAGCTTGCCCATCCATGTTGCCGCACCGCTGATCGCGTCGCCTATCATTTCAAACGCCGGCGACATTTCTCCGCCCAGGCGAATGCCCTGATTCTTGATGCGGTTAAGCTCAAAGGACATGCGTTCAATGTCGCTGCCCGTAATCCTGTCAAAGGCCGCTTGCGTCGCCCCTGCGCTGTCGCCCATGGCTTCCAGCGCTTGCGCGTAATCCTCTGCACCGGAGCCTGCCAGCAGCAGCACCTGACTTAAGCCCTCTACGCTGCCAAAAAGCTTAGCCATGGATTCCTCGCTGTTGCCCGTCTTGTCAATTACATCCTGCAAAAACGCTGTAAAGCCCTTTTCGCGCAAAGCCTCTGCGCTGAAATTCAGCCCGAGCCGCTTGGCTTCCTCCGCCGCTTCGCTGGTGGGCTTGATCACAGCGCTCATTACAGCTTTCAGACCGTTCATGGCCGCCGACGTCTGAACGCCGTTTTTTGTCAGCGCCGCCGTCGCCGCCAGCACAGCGTCCAGACTCACGCCCACCTGCGGCGCAAGACCCGTAAGGTTGCCGATCTGCGAGGCGATATCGCCCAGCGTCGTTTTGCCAAGATTCTGCGCAACGATGAACCTGTCAAAAACGCTCTCTGCGTTTTCGTATCCAAGCCCCCAGGCGTTGATCGCGCTGGTTGCGCCGTCTACAGCCGTGGTAACATCCGTCAGGCCGCCCTTGGCCGCCTTGGCAGCAATCTCTACAAACCCCGCCGCCTGTGCCGTGTCTACGCCCGCGCTGATCGCGCCGTATGCCGCCTCTGCTACGCTCTCTGCAGCCATGCCCGAAGCGTCAGAGGCCTTGAGCAGATCGTCGCTGAGTCTTTCCAGCGGCACCGCAGCAGTGTCGGCAATGGTCGCCACAGTGTACAGCTGCTTTTCATAGTCCAGAAACATTTTTCCGCTAGCCACACCCAGCGCCGCAATCGGCGCGCTCAGCGCTTTTGTCAGCGCCCCGCCCAGCCGCTGTGCGCTTTCAGCAAACCCCGGCAGCTCAAGCCCCGCCTCACGCAGACGCTGTGCCAGCTGCGCGGACTTTTTGCTCGCACCTTCCAATTCTTCGCCCAGCTGCTTCATCGCACGCTCAGTATTATTGATATCGCGCTGGGCATAAGCATAACTATTCCTCAGATTGCGGACGCGTTCGGAGTTTTCTCCTTCTTCTTCCGTTACGCGTTGTATTTCATCAGCAATTAGCTTCAGCTTATTTTTCTGCGCCGTTAGTTTTTGACCCAGCAAATCATACTGGCGCGCCATGCGCGCGGTGCTCTGATCGCCTTTTTCATATTCGCTGTTCGTCAAAGCCTGCTGAGAGCGCACGCGCTGCATGTCGGCGGCTATATTTTTTAAAGCCGCCCTGTATTTTTGTTCACCGCTCAGCTCTATTTCCTGACGTGCCTTTTTAGTCTCAGCCATGTTATCACCCGCTTTATTGATTACGTAAATTTACGTAAATAGTTGACATTTACGCAATATTGTGTTATAATACAACCATGAAAGGAGGAACGGCATGGATCGCAAAAAGCTGGTTAAACTGCTCCTGTCAGCCGGTTACATCCCCGTCAGGAACAACGCCCACGAAAACTTTTACAATCCCACCGCACAGCCCGACCCAAACACTGGCCGGCCGCTCAAGCTGATACAGGTCCCAAACCATCGCGAAATCGGCGAAAGCCTGGCACGAAAAATCCTCAAGGACGCGGGGCTGAAATAAGCCCCGCCCCCTTCCCGTTATAGAAAGGAGCCTCTTATGCTGACCTACATTGCCCAAGTTACCCGGGATGGCGCTTACTACACCCTCTCTTATCCCGATCTCCCTGGCGCTTATGCCCAGGCTGACACGCTGCAGTCCTTGCCCGAGGAAGCGCAGCGCGCACTGTGCGAGTACCTTTATGACGCAGAGCTCACCGGCACGCCCGTGGCCCCGCCCTCTTCTACGCTGCCGACCCCAGAGGATGACGTGATCCTCCTGATGGTCACAGTAGACATGGACTCCTATCGCGAGCGCGTAGACGCAGCCCCCGTTCGAAAGACCGTATCGCTTCCCTCCTGGATGGTCGCGCGCGCCGAGCGCATGGGGCTGTCGCTTTCAAAAGTGCTCCAGGAATCCCTGCGCAGTTATTTCCGCTAACGCCATGACCGCCCGTATAAGGGCGGTCATTCTTCTATTTCGCCGCTTTCACCGGCCTCCGCCACAAGCTGCGCCTCCACGCTCTGCCTGTGTTTTTTCTGTATCCTGTCAGCAAGGTACAGGATAGACCGGGGCGACTCCTGCCAAAAATGCCGCAGGGTTTTTTCTCCCGTGAGGGTCATGTACGTATCGACATATTTCCCCCACGGGAAGGTCAGTTTTTTGCGTCTTCCTGCGCCTGCTCTTTCGTATCCTCAACGCCCATGGCCTGGATCAGCGCCTTTTCCGCTACGTCAAATAGCGCGTCATACTGCGTGTAGGTCATAATTTCCTGCGCAAACTGACGATAGCTCATGCCCGCGCCGCCCGATCTGAGCGCGCCGTAGGTAAGCGCCATGAGCGCGGACGTCAGCCCGTCCAGCATGTCGATGATGATTTCGCCGCAGTTGCACTTGCGGCCGTACTCCATGTAATATACCTGCTCTGCGCAGGCAAAGGCTGCCATGTCAAACAGCAATTGATATCTTTTCCCGCCAAGCTCAGCCTCGTGCGGCGTCGCTCGCATGTTCATGCTTGTTTCCATTCATACCTCCAAAGAAAGCGGGGAGACAATCCATTGACCGACTGTCTCCCCGCAAATTTGTTGTTTGTTATCAGGCGGCAGGGCGTACGGCGTCAAAGAATTCCGCGCGCTCCTCTTCCGTCTTGCAGATCTTGATGCGTCTGCGCAGACGCAGCACCGGGTCCTTGACGCAGCTGATCACGATATCGTTGGGCGTGACCTTGGGGCCAGTATCGTCGCTCGTCTTCGCGCTTTCGTCTGCAGGCTGCGCAGATGCGTTGTACCACCAGGTGCAATAATAGCTGCCGTCGCTGAGCAGGAACCAGTAGCCCAGCGCCTTTTCAGAGGGCGCATCCGTGTCCGCACCTTCCTCAAATACGCCGTCCGTGCCCGCGGTCAGACCGTAATACAGCGACATGCGGTCAGCAAGGCTCATCGTGCTCGTCTGCACCGTTACATCGGCGTTACTCACATAGGAACGGTTGAGCACCGCGACCCCGCTTTCATACACAACGGTTTTGCCCTTGGTGTATGCCACGCTGATGGACGCCGCCGTACAGACCGCCTTGGGCGCGCCGTATTCCACAACGCCCTCCTCAGTCACCGATCGATCAGCCAGCAGCACTTCGCCAACGTCCACGATCAAAGGGTTATTTACTGCCATAGTCAATCTCCTTCCAGAGCGAGGCCGTCAGCCCCGCCACAGTATAGCCCGCGCTGTCCTCATACGCTTCTCCGTTCATGGCCGCGCCCATTTTGTGGGCCAGCAATGCCGCGATCACGCGCATGGGCAGCTCAGGATCATAGTTCTTTTGGTACACCTGCACGTTATACGTGCCGTATGCAATGCGCGGACGGCCGCTTTCCCATCCGCCCAGCTGCAAAGACTGCAGGTCGAACACGATCTGCGTATCCGCATACGTGTCAAACACGCCCAGCTGCGTTTGCGTCACACTACTCAGCACATCCTGCAGTGCAGCATGCATGTCGTCTATGCTGTAGTTCATTCCTTATACGCCTCCTGCAGCATTTCCTCAATCGCTTTTACAGCTTTAGGCCCTGCTCTTTGATCAGCCATGGCTATGTAGTTTTTCCCTACATAGCCTCTTTGAGATGTATAGCGGACACGTACATCTCTTCCCAGTCTTTCGTTATATTCCATGGCATATCTGTATTTGCGACCATGAATATTAACAAAACCTATGATCTCGTTCCGTTCCCCTTTTGGGTGCTTCTTATCGTAACGTGTCCCCTGAGGCCACACCTCCAACCTCCGACCATCCGGAGTCCGGTAGACTAAACCTGGTTTAATTGAGTCTTTCAGAACGCCTGTCCGCTTCATGCCCAGACCTACGATTGTGTTTTTTGTTTCCTCTGTATATATTTCACCCGACTTCTCTATAGCCTTGTCGAGTATTCCAGGCACACGTTTTTCCGCATTCCTTAGACTCCTGTATAACGTGTCCCAGACATCACCGCTTATTCTCGCCATAGCTCACCGCCTGCCCTTCAACCAGTCTGGCCTTGACGTCCATAAACTGGCCATGGTAGCCCAGATGGTTAATGTAGAGGATATCGTATTGCTGTCCGCGAAAGCCTATGCGCATGTCCTCCCGCAAAAAGGGCTGCGAGCGCATGGAAAAGGTCACGACCTTTTCGCGCACGGCAGCGTCCTGCATCAGGTACTCCCGCGCCGACATGTCGCGTACCGCACAGGGAACGCGCAACACCGCCTCATAGCGGATCACCTCGCGGTTATAGCGGTCCTTTCCCTTTTCTACGGGCTTGAGCAGCTCCACCCAGTGTCTGAGCTGTCCCGCATTACGTAGCGCCATACGCCTGCGCCTCCTTTTTCCCCGCCTTGAGCTGCAGGATCAGCGTTACCACGCCGCTGGGCACAGCCACAGCGTTCGTGCCTTCGGCGATCTCGCTTCTGTGGTCATAGTAGTGGGCGGCCAGCATGTACGTACACAGAGCATAACGGCTGCTTTCCCTGGCGCTTTCCGGCACGCCCGAGTCCGCGATATACTCCATGGCGCTCTCCATGCACAGCTGCATGACGATATCGTCGTCATGCCCTACAATGCCCGCGAAACGCTTGCAGTCATCCAGGCTTACCGTCATACGCTCACATCCTTTCGTTGCCGGGGCGTATAAACGCCCCGGCGCATGGCTTATTCAGCAATGGGCAGCGTCGCCTTGACCGCAGCTTCCGTGTCAAACACCTTGCTGCCCATACGCGTGATGGCGCGGATCTCAACGCTGTTGGAACGCCAGGCCTTGCCGCCCACGTCGGTCGAGGCGATCTCCATGGGCATGCGGGTAAAGAGCGTGGCATACTGCTTGAAGTTACCCACAAACAGCGGCGCGTTTCCGCCCTCGGACTTGAGCAGACGGTTGGGCATCACGTGCACCCTGCGGCCGCCAAATACCGTAAAGCCGCTGTCCTTGATATCCACCTGGATCAGAGGACGGCCGTTTTCGTCCATCAGGGAATCCAGCGCATGGAAGCCGTCCTGATTGGTAATAATCGCCGCATCCACGCTCAGCATGGGATCGAGCGTGACGTTGAGCAGCTTTTTTACACCCTTGATAACGTCGGCGTCCGTGCCCGCATTGATCGCAGTACCGCTGAGCTCATTGAGATGACCCAGCAGAATGCTGTTGCGCGTCAGCACCAGCTTTTTGGCAAGCCAGCGATAGATATAGGCGAGCAGGTTCGCGTCTTCATCCTGCATCAGTTCGCGGCTGACAGGCAGGTTCAGACCGTAGGTATCCACCGTAAAGTCGACGCGGCCAAACTCCGGCTGATCGTCCATGGGCACAGAGTCTTCCACCGCTTCGCCCGTCAGCTTGCTAAAGCCCTTTTCAGGCGCCTTGTCATACACGCGCCAGCCGCGGTTAGTGCTGACCGTTTCCTCGTTGAACAGCGGGCCCAGATCGCCCATCGAGCGCATCATCTCACGGATCTGCGTGTCGCCCTCTTCAGGCACCAGGAAACCGCCATCCTCGCCGGGGGTGTCGCCGCCGCTGATGGTCA